GGTGAGCGCTTGCCTGGTGCAGTGACCATGTTTGCCAAGGCAAACGATATGACGCTTCCTGAGCTTCAAAAAGCCCTGAAAGCCGGAACAGTTGGCCTCAATGAGTTGATGAACTTCATTGAGGAACTTGGAGTTAAGTACGGCAAAACTGCTAATGACATCGCCAAGAGCAACGAGGAAGCAGGCGCACGCCTAGGCGTTGCAATGAAGGCGCTGCAACTTCAAGTTGGCCAGGCTTTGCTTCCAATCGGCGCCCAGCTTCAGGACGCCTTTGCCGAATTCATAAAGAACGTCACCCCTTCTCTGGTCAAGGCTGTAGAGAACCTGGGCAAAGGAATCAAGTTCCTCATTGAAAACGCCAGCAATATCAAGACAATTGCTGAATTTGCTGCAACCTTTGCGCTGGTAAACCTGGCGACCAAGGCATTTATTGCGATGAATGGTCCGCTGCAGACGGCATTCCTTGCAATCCAGGCCGGGTTTGGTGCCACCTCTCAGCAGGCAATTGTCGCTCAGATGAAGATCTCTGCAGCCGCTGCCTCGCTCAAGGCATTTGCACTGGCTGCTGCTGCGCCCATCGGCATCACCATCGTCCTGTTTGGCCTACAGAAGCTCATCCAAGCGCGGATGGAATTGGCACGCCTTAAGCAGCAGGCAGGGGCAGGAGCCAAGGAAGTCTTCGCAGGAGCCACTCGGGAAACTGTTGTATCAGCTCAAGAAAAGCAAAAGTCTTATCTGCCCACGCTTGAAAAAGAGGTTGCCGGTCTTGAGAAGGATTACAAGGATCTGCAAAAACCTGGGCTTGCTCAGATCGGCGCGGGAGGTATTGCTCGACTGGAGATGATCAAAGGATCTCTGGATCGCAAGCGCCTTGAACTGCAATTCAGCAAAGATGTCCTGGGTCTCGATCCAAAGCAATACAACAGCCTTCAAGAAGAACTCAAGCGCACCAAATACGATCCCATTCAGCCTGAAGGCAGCGGAAGCGGGAATAAGGAAAAATCGAAGGACTTCACGCGCAAAGAGGCTGAGCTACGTCTGAAGCTTATCGAAGCACAGGAAAAAGGTGTTGGCTTTGCTGCGGCACAAGCCCAGTACAGCCTTGACATGTACCTGGCGATCAAGGACAGCGAGACTCCTGAAAAGAACAGAGTCGCCAAGGCCGAAGCATACAAGAACTTTGTTCAGGCAATCGCCGGAGAGATGAAGGGCATAGGCAATATGCAGATGGAAGAGAATAAGCGCCTGGACGACATCAACAGATCTCTTGAGGATCGCAAGTACAAGCTTGGTCTAATCAATGAGGAGCAATACAAAGAACTGCAGATTGAGCGCGAGAAAAAGCGGTTAGAGGAGCTTTATCAGGGGCCTGCATATGAGGACAAGCGTACGGAAGCACTTGATCTATTCCGCCAGGAGATCGACCCAACTCCGTTCCAGGAGATGAAGCAGAACATCGCTCAGCTCAAGCAAGAGTTGACCGACCTGCTCAACCCCGTCAATCAAATCACTGGCGCAGCTGGTGCGATCGGCCAGGCGTTCAGCACCTCCTTCGCCAACGTCATCAACGGCAGCCAGACCACTCGCGAAGCCTTGGCTGACTTCTTCCAAAACGTTGCCAACTACTTCTTAGATATGGCAGGCCAGATCATCGCGAAGATGATCCAGATGGCAATCCTCAACGCAGTTGTTGGATTGCTGCCTGGTGCGCCTAGCGGTGTCGGAGGCGGGGCTAATGGCGCGCTGGCTGTCGGCCAAGATGTTCCCATTGCCCAAATGCCCGCTGGTATGCAGTTCGCTAAGGGCGGTGTTTTTGGTTCCGGCGTTCAGCGTTACGCAATGGGCGGCATCGTCGACAAGCCCACCATGTTTGCCTACGCCAACGGTGGTACGGGCCGCTTCGGCCTGATGGGTGAGGCTGGCCCGGAAGCGATCATGCCACTCAAGCGTGGGCCGGACGGCAAGCTCGGCGTTCAGGCCAGCGGTTCTATCGGGAACATCATTGTTAATGTTGATGCAACCGGCACCGACAGCAAGGCTGAGGACACAGATGCCAAGCAGCTTGGACAGGCTATTGGCATTGCGGTGCAGCAAGAGCTGATTAAACAGAAACGTCCTGGAGGCTTGCTCGCGTAATGGCTACCTTTCCTTCAATCGACATAAGCTACGGAGCTCAAAAACGGAGCCGTCCTAACACCAGGACAGTCAAGTTTGGCGACGGCTATGAGCACCGCACTGTGTTCGGCCTTCCAGGTCACGCCAACCCCAAGGAGTGGACTGTCACCTGGAACAACATTACAAACACTGAAGCCGACACCATCGAGACGTTTCTTAACGCACGTGCCGAGGACTCCGCAAGTTTTGACTGGTCTCCTCCAGACACGAACTCGACGTACAAGTGGGTGTGCAGCGAATGGACCCGCACGATCGATTACCCAACGGTCGCGACGATTAACGCAACGTTCCGCGAGGTCTTCGAGCCCTAATGGCGATCCCAGTTTCCGAACTACAGAAGATCAACCCAAGCAGCATTATTGAGCTGTTTGAGCTGGAACTGTCTACGGCACTGCACGGCATCAATACGGTGTATCGCTTCCACGCCGGAAGCAACATGGACGCCAACGGCGAATTGGTCTGGAAGGGCAACACCTACCAGCGTTATCCGGTTGAGGCGGACGGCTTTGAGTACACCGGCAACGGTCAGCTTCCCCGTCCAAAAATCCGTGTCAGCAACTTGCTTGGCACGATTACCGGAATCTTGCTGACGGTTAATGCCACCACCGCTGGCAACGACCTTAACGGTGCGAAGCTCACTCGTATTCGCACACTGGCGCGATACATCGACGACGCTAATTTTGACGGCGGCTCTAACCCCTATGGAACGCCAGACACCACCGCAGAGTTTCCCCAAGAGATCTACTATCTGGACCGCAAGGTCACCGAGAACCGCAATGTAGTTGAGTGGGAATTAGCAGCTGCATTTGACTTGGCTGGTGTTCGAGCACCCAAGCGCCAGTGCATTAACAATCGGTGTCAGTGGGTGTATCGCGGAACCGAGTGCGGTTATGCCGGCCCACCGATTGCTGACGAAAACGACGTATTACTGGAAGGCGTTACTGACTCGGCAGAAGCTATTGCGTACTACGCAGCCAAGGCAGCATTTGAAGCGACAGAACAACCTTTGGCAAATGCACAAGCCGCACTAAATAGCGCATCCAATACACTTAATAGTGCTTCTGGAACGTGGTACAGGGCGGAAACGCGCTATTCAAAAGGGCTTGGTTTGGGAGCTGACTATTACGTTCGTGGACCGAGGTACTCAACGCTGGGTTTTGGATCAGGCCCTTACGAGGGTGTATGGAACGGATCCACCGTGTCACTGGGCGATACCTATCGAAGAGGCGCATTGAGAGCCACTGATGTGTCCAATCGTTATGGCAGCGGCTCATATTCGTGGTTTGAGATTGAACGCTGGTACTACGACACCAGTGCCGTCAGTTCTGCGCAATCTTCTTACAACTCAGCTTTGTCGGCTTACAACACCGCAAAATCCAACTACGACAGTGCCAAAACTGCACTGGACACGGCATTTGACGACTGGAAAACCTCTCCGCCATACCAAGGTCAGCTTGATGCCATCGGCGATGTATGCGGCAAACGCTTGAGTAGCTGCAAGCTTCGGTTTGGTGAACTAGCGGAATTGCCCTTTGGGGCGTTCCCCGGTATTGGCACCTTCTTCACATGAGCTGGAAATCTGACGCGCTTGACCACGCCAAGGCTGACTGTCCGCGTGAAGCCTGCGGTTTGTTGGTGGTGGTCAAGGGTCGCAGGCGTTATTGGCCGTGCAAAAACTTGGCGGCTAATGCGTCGGAGATGTTCATTCTCGATCCTGACGACTGGTGCGCTGCTGAGGATGCAGGCGAAATTGCAGCGGTGGTCCACAGCCATCCATTTACGCCGCCCGTTCCAAGCCAAGCGGATCGACTGGCATGTGAAAAATCAGGCTTGCCTTGGCACATCGTCAATCCCAAAACGGAGCAGTGGGGCTCCTGCAAACCAGAAGGTTTTCAAGCACCACTAATCGGGCGCGAATGGGTCTGGGGCGTCACCGACTGCTGGACGCTAGTGCGCGATTGGTACGACCAGCGCGGATTGGCGCTGCCGGATTGGGACCGACCGATCACGCCAGAGCAGTTCGAGCAGGCACCGATGTTCGACGATTGCTGGCGCGATGCTGGATTTGCACCGCTTACGGAGGATCAGACGTTGCAGCGGGGCGACGCCGTGTTGATGAACATCATGGGCTCAGGCTTGAATCACGTTGGTGTGTACCTGGGCGATCAGATGATTTTGCACCACATTCGAGGTCGCTTATCCAGCAGGGATATGTACGGCGGCTGGCTGCAGAAATGCACAGGAAGACTTTTGCGTCACGTCAACGCAGATAAACTGACAGGGGGACAGGGGTGACCATGCTGAGGGAAATCCGGGTTTATGGTCGCCTCGCCAAGTTTTTGGGACGCCGCACGTTCACCGCTGCTGTCGATTCAGTAGCCGACGCCATGCGGTTTTTACTGGCAAACTTCCCCGAACTGGAAGGGCACATGTCGGACCAGCACTACCGGGTGAGTGTTGGAACGTATGACTTAAGCGAGGAAGAGCTAGAGCATCCCGTCGGAAAGCAAGTCATCAAGATTGCGCCAGTTGTTGCAGGTGCTGGCGCAGCGGGGCGAATTATTGCCGGTCTTGCCCTCATCGCAATCGCCATCGTAGTTCCTGCGGCTACTTTCGGCCTCAGTTCAATGCTTGGAATTGGCCTCGTTGGTGCCAGCCTTGTTCTTGGTGGCGTCGCGCAGTTACTAACGCCAACACCAACGCTGTCACCAACAGCAGGCAACGCTTACACGCAGCAAACAACCCGCGAAACCGAGCTTGACCCTCAAAAGTCCTACAGCTTTAGCGGGATACAAAACACCAGTCGGGCTGGTACGCCAGTACCTTTGATTTACGGCGAAACCATCGTTGGCTCCGTCGTTATTTCCGCCGGTATCGACACTGAGCAGGTGAGCGCATGACTGAGATTATTCGCGGCGCAGGCGGCGGCGGCGGCGGTGGTGGCGGCAGTACAACCGTTGTTCAGAACATTGTCGCTCCAACTCGCACACCAATCCGTGACCGCGACAATCTTGCCAGTAAGCAATACGCCACTTTTGTTGACCTGCTAGGCGAAGGTGAAATCGAAGGCTTTCCCTCAGCGGCGGCTTATACCAAGGGCACTGCCAATTACAACACAGCAGCCCTAAAAGATATTTATTTGGATGGTACGCCCATTCTTGTTTCATACGCAGACCCGACTGCAACTCAAGCCTCTGATTACAACTACCAAAATGTCGAAATAACGCCAAAGTACGGCACACAAGACCAGACATCAATCGCTGGCGTTGGCGACATTGAAGACGAAAAGAGCGTCAACATTCAAGTTCGGCAGCCTACCCCTGTCACTCGCACGATCCACGACTCTAATACCAGCGCTGTTCGCGTCAGCATCACAGTTCCACGACTGGAGCGATATACCGATCAAGGCGATGTGCTCGGCACAAGCGTCAGCCTGAGCATCCAGATTCAGTACAACAGTGGCGGCTTTACAACCGTCTTAAACGACACGATCTCCGGCAGAACTGCTGATCAGTATCAACGTGATTACAAGCTGGAGCTGTCAGGAGATTTCCCAGTTGATGTTCGCGTCATCCGCAACACCAGCGACAGCGCCGATAACAACCTAATTAACGCTATCTACTGGTCAAGTTACACCGAAATTATTTACGGCCGCCTGAAATATCCCAACAGCGCGTTGGTGGCGATGAGGATTGACGCTGAGCAATTCAGCAGCATCCCATCCCGCGCCTACCGCGTTCGGGGGATCAAGGTACAAATCCCAAGCAACGCCACCGTCGATCAAACAACAGGTCGTCTGACGTATAGCGGCGTTTGGGATGGAACGTTTGGCGCTGCAGTTTGGACATCGGATCCAGCCTGGGTGCTGTGGGACTTGCTCACGTCCAGCCGGTACGGATTTGGCGATCACATCTCTGCAAGCCAACTCGATAAGTGGGCGTTTTTCTCTGCCAGTCAGTACGCATCAGAGCTGGTGCCTGACGGTTTAGGCGGTGAAGAGCCCCGCTTCTCTTGCAACGCTTTAATCCAAAATCAGGATGACGCCT